GCCTTGGCGCGTACCTTGCTGACTTACTACCGCAAGCACGGCTTGAAGACGGTCGCAGCGATCATCGGGCGCTGGGCTCCTAGCCATGAAAACAACACGGCGGCGTATGTGCGCAGTGTCGAGCGTGTCCTGGTCAATCATGCCATTGCGGTGGCGGCGCTGAATGTCGAGCAACCGCTGGTACTGAGCTGTCTGGCCACGGCGATTATCCATCACGAAAACGGTGGTAATCCTTACGAGGCGAGCGTGGTGGCAGAGGGCATTCGCAGGGCCTTGGCGTGAGCCGGGCACTGCTGGTTGTTGGCGTCATTGTGCTGGTACTCGGGGCATGGCGTATCGAGCGCCTGACCTCGGCGCTTGACCTGGCAGAGTTAGCAGCCAGCCACGCGGGCAATCAGTTAGCAGGCGAACGGGACCGCATGGCCGAACAGGCAGCGGTGATCGCCGAGCAGCGTGCCCAGTTGAATGAAGGGCGAGCGGCTGACCAACTGTTTCGCACACTGTCGCAGACCATCGTTAAGGACGGTGACGTGACCCGTCACGCCCTGCAGGAGTTGAAGAAACATGACCAAGCCGTGGCTGAGTATCTGCGTGGCGCTGTGCCTGCTGTCTATGGGGTGCAGTTCGAGCGTCCCGAAACCACTGATCCCGCCCAGTACACCTCACGCGCAGCCATGCCCGCTGGTGGCCTGTCGCTTGCCGGCACGTCCGCCCGTGCTGGTCAATGAGCAGTGGCAGGACGCGCTGTTAGGGGCTGAGGACGCACTGAAACTCTGTGCTGCGCAGGTGCTTGCGTGCATGCAACAGCAAGGCTCGGCAGGGGCTCTCATGCGTGCTGAGCAGGGCATGGGTCCCTCTGGCGGGTAAATTCCCCTCTACGGTCGTCAGGCCCGCACGGCTCGCGAATTTTTCGGTTTCTGAAAAGCCGCGCCCTTTGTCCACCTTTATTGATCGCTTTTTGAACAATTTACGGCCTCAACCCCTTGAGTTTGCTGGGTCAGTGTGCGCCGAGTGAGAAGGGCAAGGTGGACACGTAGGGTCAAAAATGCGTGGACATTCCCCTTTGCCCTGGTCGACCTATGCCGCTGATCCTGAACAAAGCCGAGTACGCCGAGGCGCGGGGCGTGTCGCCGCGCACGGTCACTCGTTGGCTGGCCGATGGCATGCCCGCCGAGGGCAGTGGCAAGAAGGGCGACGCCCTGCGCATCGACATGGCCAAGGCCACGGCCTGGGAGATTGAGTGCGAGGTGGCTCGGCAGATCGGCGACGGCCGTGCGGTCGACGGGGAGGTCACCACCAAGGACGAAGAGGAGCTGCGCAAGCTGCGCGCCGAACGTCGAATGCGCGAAGCCGATGCCGAGTTGCGCGCCCTGGAGCTGAGCGAAAAGAAAAAGACCTTGATCGACATCGACCTGGTCGAGCAGACCCTGGCCAACGCGTTCACGCAAATGGCGATGATCCTGCGCCCGGTGGGACGCAAGGTTATTCCCAAGGTATTTACCGCGCGCAACGAAGCGGCGGGCTTGCAGATTTTCGACGATGAATTGACTCGCGCCATGTCGGTCGCGGCCGACATGCTGGAGGCGTTAGACATCCATGCCGCACCGTCTGAGGAAGATTCTTAAGCGGGCCGCCAAGGTGTTTCGTCCGGCGCCGTTGCGTGCGGCCTGGCTGTGGGCTGATAAAAAGCGCGTGCTGCCGCCGGGCAGTCCGGAGCCGGGGCCGTGGAACAGCGGCCGCGCGCCGTGGGTCAAGGGCGTCACGGAAGCGATCCGCGATCCGCTGTTCAAGATGGTAACGGGGGTCATGGGCGCGCAAATGTCCAAGACCGACGGCGTGCTGTTGAACGCGGTCGGCTGGCGGATGGACGACGATCCTGGCCCGGTGCTGTACATCGGCCCGACGCGCAAGAACGTCGAGTCAGTCAGCAAGGATCGCTTTTCCAAGTTGCTCAAGTCGGTACCGTCGCTGCTGGAGGCGTTGGCCAAGGGCAAACAAGACACGATCAACGAAAAGTTTATCAACGGGCAGCGCATCGGTTTTGGCTGGGCCGGCTCGGCGACCGAACTGGCCTCGCACCCCTCGCGCGACGTGTTCGTCGATGAGCGCGACCGCATGGGCAACAACGTCGGCGGTGAAGGCGATCCGATCAGCTTGGCCGAGGCACGCATCTCCAACTTTATCGACGGCAACGTCACGGTCGTGTCGACACCGACCGTGGGCAGTGTGGACACCGAAACCGACGACGACGGCCTGACGCGCTGGCGTCCCTCCGACGATGTTCATTCACCGGTGTGGAAGCTGTGGCAGGAAGGCACTCGTCACGAATGGGCCTGGCCGTGCCCAGGCGCGAAGTGCGGGCGCTACTTCATCCCGCGCTTTGACACTCTGTACATACCCGACGGGGCCACGCCCAAGCAGGCGCTGGACGACGCCCGACTGTTCTGCCCGCACTGCGCGGACATGATCGCCGAAGAATCGAAAGAATGGATGAACGACCGGGGCGTGTTCGTCGCCCCGTGCCAGCGTCTGGTCGGTTACGACGAGGCCGGCGTACAGATTGAGCAGGGCGGCGTTACTGTAACGGTGGCGTTCGGCACTTACCTGGCGCCGCTGGAGGCGGATACGTCGGCGTCCTTTTGGGTGTCGGGCTTGTGTTCGCCGTGGCAGACCTTTGGCCAACGGGCGCGCAAGTTCGTGGTGGCCATGCAGTCGGGCGAGCCCGGGCGCATGCAGGCGGCGATCAATACCGCGTTCGGCGAGCTGTACATGGTCAAGGGCGAGGCCCCGGCCTGGCAGTCGGTCGCCGCGTTGCGTCGGCCTTATGCCTTTGGCGAGGTGCCGCGTGGGGTGCAACTGATCGTTGTCGGGGTCGACGTGCAAGGCGATCGCCTGGTGTATGTCGTGCGTGGCTTTGGCTACAACTTTTCGTCCTGGCTGATCGAGCACGGCGAGCTCTGGGGCGACACCGAGCAGGAACAAGTGTGGCAGGACCTGAGTGCGCTGCTGGAAACCACTTACGACGGTCGGCCGATTGCGCGGATGTTGATCGACTCGGGTTACAAGCCCGGTGGCAAGGCTGCGCCGGTACACATGGTTTATCAGTTCTGTCGGCGTTACTACGGACGGGCGATCCCGACCAAGGGCCGACAGCAGCAGGACAAGCCGTACAAGTTTTCCGACGTGGACCAGAAGGGCCACGAACGCCAGCCGCTGAAGCTGATGCACGTGCACACCGACCATTTCAAAAGCTGGGTGCATGCCCGCATTGTCTGGCCGGTCGAGCATGCTGGTGCCTGGTACATCGCCCAGGACGCCAGCGACGACTACTGCCAGCAAGTGGTCGCCGAGGCGCGTCTCGTGACCCAGGCCGGGCGGGTGTTCTGGCACAAGCTGCGCACCGACAACCATTACTTTGACGCCGAGGTGCTGGCCGCTGCGGCGGCACATCTGGAGCAGGTCCACCGTCTGCCGCGCATGGGGGATGAAATGCTCGACGAGCCAGGCGATAGCACTACCGAAACTACCGAAACAACCGAGCAGCCGGAACAGCCCGAAGGCGCACCGGCCAAACAAAAAACCAAGCCCCCTCCGGAGCCGGCACCGTCGGTTCGCCCGCGCAAAAAGCGCCGGCGGGGCGCAGTCAGTGAGTGCCAGCTATGAGCAGCAACCGACGGGCCGTACAAGCGGAAATCGCCGCCATCGATGCGGCCATTTTGGCTGTGCTGGAGGGTGGGCAAAACGTCGAGGTCACCACGGCCGCCGGCAGTCGCAAGGTGCAAATGGCCGATCTGAAAACCCTGTACGCCCAGCGTGATCGCCTGCGCCGCAGTTTGCGCGGTGGCCCGGTGGCACGCCAAGGAATCCCGATATGAGCCGCAACCTTGTCGACCGCGTGGTCGGCTTCTTTTCTGCCTCGGCGGGGCTGGAGCGCACGCAGGATCGAATGCGCATCGACGCGCTCGATTCGTTTACCGGCGCCTCGAAAAGCCGCCCGGCGATGAAGTCCTGGTTCACCTCGAAAAAGGACGCCGACGGTGATGTGAACCCGGAGCTGGTCGAACTGCGCGCGCGTTCGCGTGACCTGGAGCGCAATAATCCGATTGCCCACGGCGCGATGAAAACCAAGACGGTGTACGTGATCGGTACCGGCCTGCGTCCGGAGCCGAGCATTGATGCCGAGTTTTTGGGTTTGAGCTCAGAGCAGGCCGAAGTGCTGCAGGCGCAGATGCTGCGCGAGTTCAACCTGGCCGCCGACTGCTTGGAGGCGGATGCCGCGCGGCGCAAGACCTTCTACCAAAAGCAGGCCGAGTTGTTTCATAGCGCCCGGGTCAATGGCGACGCCTTCCTGCTGCTGCCGCATTTCGAGCGCGACGGATCGTTGTATGCCACCCATTTTCAGTCGGTGGAATCCGACCGGGTGTGCAACCCGCAGAACAAGCCCGACCGTGACAACCTGTCGGGCGGCTTTGAACTGGACGAACACGGCGCGGCCACGGCGGTGCATGTCCTGCAAAGCAGCCCGAGCACGCGGTTTATGCGCACCAAGGCGCAATGGCAACGCGTACCCTTGTTCGGCTCGCAAGGCCGCCGCAATGTGTTGATTCATTCGAACAACAACTTGCGCGCCGGCCAGACCCGGGGCGTGCCGGACCTGGCACCGGTGATCGAGACGATCAAGCAGACCGGACGCTACATGGACGCCGAGCTGATGGCGTCGGTGATCAGCTCCAAGTTTACCGTGTTCATCAAATCGGCCCGAGACGGTGGCGGTGACGCCTACGCGCCCGGTGGCGGGATGGCTGGCGCGGCGGCTGACGATGACGATGACGATGACGATGAGGCGCGCGACCTGCGTCTGGGTGATGGATTGGTCTACGAGCTGGACGAAGGCGAAAGCATCGAGACCGCCAACCCGGGGCGCCCGAACGCTGCCTTTGACCCCTTCGTGACGGCACTGTGGCGGATGATCGGCGGGGCCATCGGCGTGCCGTTTGAGGTGCTGATCAAGCACTTTACGGCCAGCTACTCGGCCAGCCGCGCGGCGCTGTTGCAGTTTGCCCATTACATCCTGGTGGATCGTGCCGATTTTGTGGTCGACATCTGTCAGCCGTATTACGAAACGGTGATCGCCGAGGCCGTGGCGCGTGGACGGTTGCGCTTGCCGGGTTTCTTTCAGGATCCGCTGGTGCGCCGGGCGTACTGTCAGGCGCTGTGGCACGGGCCGAATCTTGGCGAGCTGGACGAGGTGAAAGCGGCCAAGGCGTCGGAGTTGCGGTTGAAGATCGGCATCTCTACGCATGAGCGCGAAACCCGCCACCTGCTGGGGCAGAGCTGGGACCAGATCAACAGCCGCCGGGTGATCGAGGAGCGGCGCAAATACAAACCGGCGGAGCCCAGCGCGCCACCGAACAACGACGACAACGTCTAACAAGGCCCCGAAGGCAACCGCCAACGGGGCCTTTTGCTGCCAGCGGAGGACACATGAAAAAACTGATGGCCTTGCAGTTTCTGGCCAATCAAGCCTGGGCACTGCCCCCCACCTTGCTGGCCGACATGGAGGCCATTGCCCGCCGTGAATGGCAAGCCGGGCGTCTGGATGCGCTGACCAGCCAGGATGGCGAAGGGCTGCAATCGGCGCCAACGGTCGAGCTGCGCGATGGCGTAGCGATGATCAAGGTGCGCGGGGTGGTGTCGCGTTATGCCAGCTGGATGCACGACATCTGCGGCGGCACCTCGACCGAGGCGCTGGCCAAGTCATTGGCGGCCTC